TGATGCAAAATATAAGAAGTCAAATGAACTGTAATTGATGTCTCATCAACTAATCCAGTCCAATAATCAGGCAAATTAATTATATTCGAATTTATCAATCTACCACGAGTATAAACTCCATTTTCTGCTCCTTCCAAACAACCGTGCCTTAACCTATGTTTTTCCTTTGTTGGATGTGGAATATCAAATAACTTAAATGGTGCCGCAACTCCGCCAAGAGCACTAAACATACCGACCACATTACAAATACCCATTACAACTAAAGGTCCATTAACTACCTTTGCTCCATTTGTAATATGAGAACTATTATTTACCTTTAACCCATTCGACATATCTATGCCATTTTTAAATGCTGAACCATAGCAATTAAAAATTCCAAGAGTATTAGTAATACCAGTTATATTGGTAATCGGTCCAAGAAGATTTGAAATACCTGTAACTTCAAGTGATGCAGGAACTGATATCCCTATTGGGGGACCAATCATACAAGCAGCTCTTGCTATTCCCGCCTGCAATGTTCCACCAATATATACTGGACCATTTAATGCAGCAGTTCCTGGTGTTAATTTAGCACCTGCAGTTAAAAACGAAGTATCAACTTGCCCGACAACTAGTTTTTCTCCAACATTCGCAATTATTAAATCAGCCATTAGTTACATATGGATTTGAAGAAATCTTTGAATTTTTTAATTGCTGCTAATACTTGTCCCAAAAGTGATGAAGATTCTGCATCTACACCACTTGAAATTGTAGTTTGAGTGCTTGCAGAAATATCAGTATAAGCACCAGCAATATTTACACCTTGTGCCGCTGCGACTGTTGCAGCGCCACTTGATTGGACTTCTACATTTGGTGCACTCATTTTAACAATTTTAGAACCTTGAATTGTTACTTCTCCTTCTAATCCATCGACACCAACGATACGAATATTCTTTGCTTCGAGAATAATAGTACCATTAAGTGCTCTCAAATGAATATCGCCATTTACCGCATCAATTACTTTTGCTGGTGTTTTATCATCTGCGATTTTATGACCTACAACTTCTTTTGAAGTTTTATCTACGGTAAAATCACAATTTCCATTTTGGTAAATAATAATTCCCTGCCCCTTATCAGTAGTACAAGCAATATCTATTTTTCCATTTTTAGCACTATCTGTCCCTGCCTCAATTCTAAATCCTGGAAGTTGTCTAGCAAATGGGTTTCTCATACGCAATCTATCACTGTTTTAATTCCTACTATTGGTAATCTTTTCTGATCTATTAAATCATAAGTGGGATAATATTTCATAAGCGGAACAAATGCCGCACCAATACCTGTGTTTGTATTTATAGTAAGATCTGGTGGTTCTTCAAATCCACAAATTGGATTATTTAATGGCGTTATATCTATAATTGCTCCACCATTTGGAGAAACAATGGGCATATAAGTATTTTTACCATCAGTAATTTTATCACCAGTTGTATATCCATAACCGGGTGATATGACTATTATTTTTTCAATACAACCAGTTACATCAGTTCTTATACCTGGTGGATTAGGAGGTTTAGATACTGCCTTAATGAGAACTGAAACATATGCCTTTTTATTATCCAGTGTTAAATTAAATATTGCATTACTAGTAATTACATCTTTATTTGTTTGAATTAATATTTGTGATTTTTGTTGTATAACTTTAAAAGATCCCTTCAAAGAAGAATTTGATAAAAGATTTCCATTAATTCCAGTAATTGAATATGAAACCAAAGTATTATCTGGTATTTCTTTTGTATCTAATTTAATTGTAAATGCTTCTCCTGCAGTAACAAAATCACGAGATGAACTTAAAGAATATTCAGATGATCTGGTAACCGTTTTTTTCTTTTTAATTAAAACATCAACAAAATTACTATAATCATTTAATTTTAATGTAAATAACTCTCTATCATATGAAAGATTATCTTTGGTTTTAATTGATAATGTAGATGTTTTATTGTTTATAACAAATGATCCAGTCAAATCTTTATCAATTTCTTCTCTACGAACACCACTAATCGTATAATTAATTTTAGTTCCATCCGTTGCATTATCAGTAATCAAAGAAACTACAAAATCATCTCCTTCCGTAATTACATTTTTAGAAGAAATCAATCTCAAAGATATAAATGATTTAGGGGTTGTAGTATTACCAGTAGTACCAATTCCTGGACCAGTACCAGCAGGACCAGTAGTACCAATACCAGTATAATTTCCAGGACAATATCCAAAACCATAATTGGTTACATAAATTGAAGAAACTTTTCCATTTTCAATAATTGCATTTGCTGTTGCTCCATTTCCATATCCACTATTATCCACAATCATTACAGTTGGTTCTACTGTATATCCAAGTCCACCACTAGTTACTTCAACTGAAAAAATTGAACCATTTGAACCAACAACAGGAACTGCATTTGCGCCAATACCATCACCAACAATTCTTACAATTGGCGGAATGCAATTTGGATATCTTACTCCAGGAGGTAATGGAATAATCTCATTTTGAGATGTTGGATTTGATACTTTTTGATTACAGTTATTATATGATAAATTAAATCTTCCATTAATACCACCAAAAAGTGGAGTTTCGCCAATTGCTGCTTCAATAGAACCCAAACTATCACTAATTTCATTAAAAATATTTACATTTGAAACCATTTTTTGCCAATCATCAGCATCTTTTTCATTTGGTCCAAATTTAGCAGCCCAAACACTTGGCGTTTTACAAGCAAGTCCAGTACATTCAAGAAAACTTAAAATTTGTGATGCTAATGAACTTGCTTGATTTAGAATATTAGAAATTGAAGAAAGTCCACCAGTAAGCCAACTAATTCCAGACATAATACCGGAAAGTGCATTTTCAATATCATTCATCAATCTTGAAAGAATACCAGCAGTCAATTGCTCAATTGCACACGCAGGTGCATTAATTGGATTAACTAAATCATTAAAAATATCTTCAAGAAAATTAAGAAGACTAGCAGGAAGTTTTTCTAAAATACAAAAAATTGTATCTAAAATTTTCTTCATCGCCTCCAAAATATATACCTGTTGTGGTATTGGAACTATCAATCCAACCAGTTTAGTAAATAATTTAGTAATACATTTAAAAATAGTTCCTCTTAAATTGTTAATAATTAATTTTACAATTCCAAGAACTTGACTTGCAGTTTTTTTAATTAAATTTTTAACATTTACGATTTCATTTAATACTGGATCAATAAAAGCATTTAGATATCTATCAAGACCATTTGTAACTGCAACAAAATCTTGTATTATTTGTGTAATTTGGCCGATTAAATTATTTTCGCATCCATTTGGTCTAGTTAAAGTAATGTCTGATTTTTTTTCTACCGCCAAAGTAGATGCAGAAGGTATTCCAGGTTTAATTCCTGCAATCTTATCACCATATTGTGGTGTTGCTGAAATATTTGTAGTAAATGAACTTGAAAATCCAAAATCAGAATTAAAAGCAACATTCGTTGCTATTGATTGTGGACTTGGTGATGTTTCTGCATCTCCTAAATTTTTTGAATTTCTACTATCTCTTTGTGATGGTTTAACTAAATTTCCAGGATGACCGGTGAAAGGTTTAAATCTTGAACTTTTTTCTTTTGCTATAACACTTTCTGTTTGTAAATTTTTAGTTCCTTCACTACGATAAAGCAATCCAAAAATTACTGGTTGTTGTCCATCATCACCATCTAAGAAAAATCCAAAACAAGTTTCACCACCTCTTAAATGTATAGTTCCTCCTATTCCTCCCTGCGAACTTCCAAAAGAAGGATCTAATAGTATTTGTGCCCAAGGTAAATCTTCATCAGGAAGAATATTTCCATCAAAAGAATGATATCCAATAATTCTAACTTTGCATCTTGCTCCCCAAGTTCCTTCAACAGATATTTCAGATTTTTCCGCCCAAACAGATGTATGTGCTACTTGACCAATCCACCAAGTAAAACCATCCTTTCCAATATAATTAGATTTTAATAGTGCCTCTTCAATCATTTTATTTAAAATATATTATTAGATCCATATAAACCATAACTATCACGAATTAATCTTAAACTAGTAATCATTTGTCCACCTTCAAAATGATGTCTTAATCCTTTAATTAAATAGTTTCCACTTTGTTCATCATCATTTTCTTTATTATCTGTTCTATCTATTCTTGGTAACATTACATTAATGATAGTTCCAATTTTCAAAGAAACATTACAAGGTACAACCATATTTAGTGCTTGCGTAAACAAAATATTATATCTTGAATATGACTTAGCCATATCAGCACCACTTCTTAATTTGTTAGAAATTGAACCATTACTATTTAATGCACCTCGATCCGAAACACGAACCATAATGCGGCTAATACTATCACCAAATTCATCAGAAACTGCAATATTATTATTTCCTAATTTATTTCCAATTTCATCCTTTAGTACATATTTGTATATGTCCAAACTGTTTGAATATAAGTCATAAAAATAACTTTTATTTGCATACATACCAACTCGTAATGCTTTCATCAAATCTTGATTTTTTTCAAATCCATAATTTAAAATTTTAAGTTCGTTTGCTTGATTATTATTTTCTATAATTTGTGTATAAGTATAAGTTACTATTTTTTCTTTATCTGCACTTTGATTTTGTATTTGAGTATTTGAAACTAAACTATCAATACTTCTATAATTAAATCCATCTTTATTTTCATAAAATAAAAATCCAGCAGTTCCTTTTGCATCTGCATATTCTCCTTCACCAGATGTTCCACCTCCACCTGATGTTGCAGGTACGGATTTTGGTCCCAACCAAGTTAAAATGTGAAATGGTTTTTTGTTATTTGAAATAAAAGAATAACTATTTGATGTTGCTTCTATATTTTTATTATCAAATTTTTTTGTATTTAAAACATTTTTTAATATATCTTTTACGTGTATATCAATTGTTGCATCATTATATTTTTTTTCACATCTTGATGTTTCATTTGAAAGTGCTTCAAGCGAAACCATATGTAAAGTAAAAGTTTCACTTGGTGTTTGTGCGTCCAAACCAGTTACTTTAGTTACATATAATGCATTATCACCATCTAATAAAAATTCCCCAAATGCAGTATCAATACTAATTGCGACTTTTTCTCCACCACGAATTGGAAGAATATTAAACAACGAAGAAGAATTTGTTATTTGTGCGATTGCAGTTATACAAGGAGACAACAAATCTTCAAAATAATCAAAAAACAATAGTGAGTTGGTTATATCAACTTTATTTTTTCCATCTAATGATTGTATACCAAAATAATTTGGTCTAAATGCGCCGACTGCGATAGACATTATGATCCAGAAAGAGTAGTAAGTAATAATGTTTTGACTAAACTATTTACCACCTGACCTTCACTTGGCCCAGGAAGAATTACAGTTCCTCCACCACCACCGCCACTAACAGGAATATATACTGGTTTTTGTTGTTGTCCTCCACCACCTTGATTGCCTCCTCCCATCATTATCGGCATTATAGTTACACTTGACTGTTGTTGGTTGTATGTTGGATATTGCTGTATTGATTGCTGGGGTGGTTGTGGTGTAGGAACTACTTGCGGTGGTATTGTTTTTTGTTGTTTTATATATCTTTGGTAATCACCATACATTTTCCCAACAACCATTTTTTTATCACCTTGAATATTATCAATCCCCTCTTTATATTTTTCTGGGTTTTTTACCATTTCTTGTATTTTGGTGTCTTTATAAAGTTCCGATGGTTGAAGTTCTGGTTTAATTCCTGTAATTTGTTTTTGTTCTGCAAAAAATTGTTGTCCTGTTTTTGGTTTTTGTGGATAATCCGTAGAAACTTCTCCTAATTTTTTATCTGCATCTGTTTTTATTTTTTTCGCTTCACTTTTCTTTATTTTTATATTTCCACCAAATCTGAAATAATTATCAGCAATTCCACGACCATCTACTGCATTTGTTCCTGGCCCTTTTGGTCTATATTCAAAGTGAACGTGTGGTCCTGTAGAATGCCCTGTTTTTCCCTGATTTCCAATTACTGTTCCCGCTTCTATTCTTTGTCCTTTTTTTACCTCTACTTTACTTAAATGTCCGTAAAAAGTTTCTGCTCCATTATTATGTTTAACGGCAACCCAATTTCCATACCCACTTTCATAACCAGTATCAATAATTCCTGGTTGTATGACTGATATAGGTGCAGATGCAGATGGACTTGCAAAATCTACTCCATTATGCGGTTTCCCCCACCTCATCCCAAAAGATGAAGTAAAATTTGATGATGGTTTATCTCCACCTTCCGCAGAATATGTTTCTCCTGGTTCGGTTTGCTGTTGTGTATCATAAGAAGTTTCAACAGAACCAGAGACATCATCCATTGGTTTATTTTCAACCTGTTCCACTTTTCCAAATAATCCAGAAATAATACCTTGTTCAAACTTACTTACAGCAGAACTAAATTTGCCTATAATATCACCAAAATTACCACCACCAGATGCTACTCCTTTTTGTTTTGCTTCTTGTTTTTTTAATCTTTCATCTAATTTTTTCTTTATAGAACTTCCACCTTCATATACTCTATCCGCAGCATAACCACCTAAAAATCCACCAGCCATACTTCCAAGAACAAAACCAACTCCAGGTATTGGAATAAGTGCTTGTCCGATTGCACCACCAAGTAAACTTCCAGCAAGAGAACCACCGGCACCTGCTGCTGCTTTTCCTACACTTTCGCCTTCTTGCAATCCAGTCGCAAAATCAAGTCCAGCAAATAAAGCATTTACAACTCCTACTGCTCTTATTCCACCAAGTTTTAATTTTGAACCCCTCACTGCTGGTTTTGGTACTTTTATTTTTTTTGGTACTTTTCCTGGTTTTCCTGTTTTTCCTTTTGCAGGAAACATATTTCCCAAGAACCCAGCAACATCAAGAGCACCACTTGCAAGTGATCTCAACAACCCACCAGGTGCTCCAAATGATGATGCAATATTTAAATTTGCAAGTTCTTTGATTTTTTTCTTTTCTGGAAGTTTAAGTTTTTCAAGTTCAACAGTTTTGAGTTGCAAAAATTGATTAAATTGAACTAATTCTTTTTGTACTTTAGGTAAAGTTTTTGTTCCTTTTGCAAAAAGAACAATATTATTAGAAGCAGAAACAAGTGGAGAAGAAAGTAATTTAGCCATTATCCGTCCACAATATTATAAACCATTCTCGAATAAAGAACTAAAAAATTATCAGTATTTGTAGCAGACAGAAATGGAACACTAGGACCAGATTGTGGTGTTGGTGGAGGAGCAGAAATACCACCACCACCTGATGGTTGTTGCGCCTGTTGCTCGCCACCACTCATATCAATTGGAAGGTAGTTTATTTGAGGTTTTTGTTTTGCTGGTTGAGAGACAGTTGATACTCTTTGTGCTACTTGTGCTTGTGTTCCTGGTGCTGCTTGTGCTTGTACTGCTTGTAGTGGTGATGTTGGTTTACTGGTAGATAATTGAATTTGTGCTGGACCAGAAATTTTTGGATCTTTTGGTCCAGTTAAAAATTGATTAGATCCTGCGGTCCCTCTCCATTTAGAATTATAAAATCTTCCACTTGTATCCATTTCTCCTTTAACTAACCCTTCTTTCTGATAATATTGTGGAGCTGCTCTAAATTCCAAAGCTCCTTGAACCAATTCAGCAGATTGTGCTCTTAATTTTGGATCTCTGATAGCAGCAAGTCTTTGATCTATTTCCGATGTACTCACTCCCAAAAATTTTGCAGCATCTTCTTTCGTTTTTATATTTTTATATTTCGATAATCCTCTACTAAAAACTCCTTGAAATTGATCTGGTTGTGCGAAAACATCAGTATAAGTTTTTCCATATTTACCAGAGGCAATTCTATTTGCAGCCACTTGCAATATATCAGTAGCATCTACTCCAGATCCACCTTCAGATGCAAGAGCAGCAGCAATTCTAAATTCTTCTGGAGTTCCTTGTTGTGGTAAAACTGCACCACCAGGAGCACCGGGAGCACCAGCACCAGGAGTTCCCTTTGGTTTTTCTACATTTCCAGCACTTCCGCCACCGCCCCCAGAAGAAGACCCAGACGATTTCTCACCAGAACTTCCCTTAACTAAACTATCAATTGCTTTTGAAAATCTATCAATAACAGCAGTCAAACCATCAAGTAAATTTCCAGGTATTTCTGGTGCAGGACTTCCAGGTTGAATTGTATCACTTCCCGAAAGAGCATTTGTTGCAGCAGCACCAGCAGCACCCAATCCAAGAGCGCCAGCGCCAAGAGCAAGCATTTTGCCTCTTCCCATTCCTCTCATTCTTCCACCAAGTCCTCTTGGTGCTGTTTTTTTCAATCCACCACCAGGAACATCGATATCAAGATTGATGCCCCCACCACCAGATGGACTTGTTTTTGGAAGATTTGATAATTGTTTTACAATTTTAATAATTACTTGACGGATAAGTTTTGCAACTTCAAAACTATCAGTAAATGATTTTTGAAGTGCTTTTAAATTATCTCTTAGACCTTCTACAAATTTTCTTTTTCCAAAAAATTGTATAAATCCTATTACATCTCTATAAAGACCTAAAATCTTTTGAAGTACACCTGTTGGTTTTGCTTCATCTACTTTTTTAATTCGGTCTTGATAATCTTTTGAAAAATTACCAATAGATTTGCTAATAATATTTGTAACTGAATTATTAATTGTCTGTGCTTGATTGTTAAAATTATTAACTACGCCAGTAGATATTGATTTTACAATACTACTAATGTCTACTGGTGATGGTTGAACTCCTGTTCTTTGAAAATTAACAATCTTGTTTGCTGCTGACCCAAGTACACCTGCACCTACCGAAGAACCACCAGAAATAAAATTCTGCGCTCTTAAAAGATTAGGCTTCTTTTTTCCTGTAATAACTTTTGGATTAATAACAGAACTAAGAGCCATTTGATTGTTGTTGTTTAAGATTTTCTTCTTCTATATGCTGTTGAAGTAATGTGACGTATATATCTCGTTCCCAAGGAATTAGATTTTCTATCTCCGTCAAAGAATATTTATGATACTGCATCAAAGCAAAGTTAAGTCTAAAATATGACTCCAATTCCATATGAGCCATAATTAGCCGAAAAAACTGGTTAAACCCTCCAACGTAACTTCGCTTTCTACTTTTGTATTTGGATTAGTCACTTTAATAGTATGTGCAAGTTTCGGCATTGTTTCAAAGAATGTTTCAATTTCTTTAAATTGTTGTGCCGTTAAAGTTTCAATCCAATCTTTCAATTCTTTTGTTGTACAATCTGCTGCTGCCCAACTATCTTCTTGCGAAAACACTACATCAATACAAGATGAAATAATATCAAAAGATTCATCAATATTTGAAATTGTTTTTTCTTCACTAAAATTAAAGTTAGACCTAATAAATTGTTCTAGTGAAGGATATTTCATTCTTAAAGTCAATTTATCATCAAGACGAATATCAGATGTGTGATCTTCGTTTCTTTGAACTTGTATTTCATCAATATAAATTTTTACAGGAACTTCGGTCACTCCATCATCACTACAAGTAATATTTAAATCAACACTTTCCCCAACAGATTTACCACGAATATTCAAGAAAATATATTCAATATCAAAGGTAGGTAGTTCTTCTACTTTAATGGACCTAGTTAAAATACAATCTTTTAATACTTGTTTAATTGCATTTGTAATCTGTTTTGTTTCTTGACTTTCGAGTGCTAAAAGTAATATTTTTTCCTCTCTTACAAGAAATGGACGATATTTAACTGATTTTCCTGTTGATGGTAAAATCAATTCATATTGTGGTGTTGAAATTTTAGGCAGGGTCATTTTATATATTTTCGGTAATGTTATTTATTATTTCCTGGAACCATTATTTTTTTCAATTAGATATCTTGCATAACTAAAAGAAACTGTCGTCTTTGTAATCGTGCTCCCTTCATAAGATACTGGAAGTGCTGTAATATTTGTAGGAAATGAGTCAATCATTCTATAAGTTATTGTGGGTTGTGTGATTGTTAGACCACCTGCTTCATTTGGATTTTCCAAAAAGTCTCTTTCAAATTTAACTACAGAAATAATTCTTTTATAAGTATCTGGATATTTAAATCTAAAAAAGTCTTGACTATCTTTTGCATTTCCTTGTCCAGTTGCATCTGCTGGAACAATACCAGATGAATCATAAATTGGATTAATATAATTCATCCATTCTTCAAATAAACGAATTATTTTATAATCATAATCAACATAAAAAGTCATCGTAAAATCTGGATATATTCTTCTTGTTGGAAATCTTTCTATAATTCCTTGACGACTTCCACTTTCTTCAGCCATATCAAATGTTGCACCAGGAAGTGCAGTTTCGCTACAAAAAAAATCAAATGTATTTGCTGTTCTTACATCATTAGTCAATCCGCATTTTGATAACCAACCCATTAAGTCCCTATCATAATTAGTAAGATGAAGAGACACTTTAAATTGACTTGTAACTGAAAGTTTTCCAAATATATCCCTTGCACCTGGAAGTGACCCATCCGGTGATGGAGTAGTCATTCTAATATATAATGGACCTATATCTGGTTTTCCTTTTTTCGGAGCAGTAGCCATCTAAATATGTTGATGGGAATTGTATATTATATGTATGTCTGCAAATAAAAATTACAAACAGGGAAAGTTCAAACCGAAAAATCCACAAAAATATAATGGAGACCCAACAAATATCGTATACCGTAGTTCTTATGAACTCAAAATGTTTCATTATTGTGATTTGACTGAAAATATAATTTCATATCAAAGTGAAGAATTTTGGGTTCCTTATATATCACCAGTAGACAAAAAAGTACATAGATATTTTCCAGATATGAAACTAAAATATAAAGACAAAGACGGAAATATAAGAATAGTAGTTGTAGAAATTAAACCATCTAAAGATTTAAAAGAACCACCCACAAATCCACCAAACCGAACGAAATCCTGGGCATATGCAGTTAAAACTTGGGCAGTAAATCAAGCAAAATGGGAGGCTTGTCGTGAATACTGTAAAGATAGAAATTGGGAATTTCGTATATTTACCGAACGTGATTTGAGAATTCAGATATGATTGCCGATAAAATAATTAAAGAAGCAGGAAAAAAATATCGTTCTACATCTTGGTATACAAATGCCTTGATGAATGAACTATCAAATCAAGAAAAAGATATAAGTCAGATTGATACTGATTTTATTATTCCTGGTGATTTAGTATTTTTTATGTATTCTGCAAAATATCCACAAAAATATCTATTCTGGGATAGACAACCATTAGCATATATTATAAATGTAAATCCAAGACAAGGAATATTCCTTGGTTCTAATCTTCATTATCTAAATCCACAATATCGTGGAGGTGTTGCTGCTTCATACATAAATAAAGCAGGAAACGTGAATGCACCAAGAAAAACATTACATAATTATCTTTTTTCTGGTGTGAGTAGTAATTTTTTCAAGGTCCCTGAAAGCGAATGGAGAGGAGTATCTTTACTTCCAACCGAAAGATTTGTTGATAAAAGAGGACAACCAGTATTCAAATCCAGAGTTTGGGATTATCCAGATAACCAATCGGCACCATAAATGGCGGAAAAAGCAGTAAGTAATGACTTTCACCCAATACCACCACCAGTCCTATCGCTTCCAGGACAAGAAGAAAAAATGCAGCTTACGTATGATCCAGATAATGGAAATACAAAGCTTTATAAAATAGTTTATTTTAATGGTGCTGTAATAGGAAAGACCGACATTTATACAAATGGTATATGGAGTATAAATGGAGTTGGTACAATATCAGACCCAAAGCAAAGAATAACAATACACGATAAAGTAATTAATTCAATTACAAATGCAAAAAATATAAGTGGAACTGGTGTTCTTCCTGGTTTTATAGTAAATAAAGCAGGTTCACAAGACACTCAAATAGGAGGAGCAACATCACCAACTGCACCAAATACAATTCAACAAATTGTTGATATTGCAAAAGCTATTGTAGATATTGTTACTGATCCAATCGGTGCATTAACACCCTTTGATGTTTCTGGAACTGCTTTCAATGATGTAAATGAAAAAAGATTATTTGGTGATAAAAAACTTCTCATATATCCAATTGATATGATTACATCACAACAAGATAGATTGGAAATTTCACAATTTAGATATAAACCAACAGGAGCAGAAAGTATATTTAAGGACCCAGCAAAAGTAATTCAAGAAAATGTACAAAGAAATAGTGCATTATCCGATTTTATTGGAATGAGCGTTTTACCAATTCCAAATGGTGTGTCTGATGGTAATATTGTTTCCTGGGGACCAGACCAAATGGGTCCATCAACCGCAGGTGCAACTGGATTTGCATTATCAAAGATGAAAGATTATGCAGGTACTGGTCTTCTTACGGGTGGTCTTGGCGCTGTATCTGCAGCAGTAACAAAAGGTCAAAGTCCAATTGGTCCTTTAAATGCAGCCAAAGGAGGAATGGCTGCAAATTTATATGCAGACGTATTAAGTGCAGCAGCAGGTAGTGCTGCTGCAAAAGGTACAGCAGCATCTGCTTTTGCTTCACAAGTTCTTAAAATGGCACAATTTGAAGTATCGCCAGAAAGTATTTTAGCAAGAGGTTTTGGTATTATACCAAACTCAAACTTAGAACTTTTATTTAATAGTCCAGAACTTCGTCAATTTTCATTTTCTTATCGTATGAGCCCAAGAAGTTCAAGTGAAGCAAGAAATGTAAAAAGAATTATTCGTTTTTTCAAGCAGGGTATGGCTCCAAGAAAACAAACCGGTCAAGCAGGTCAAGCATCATTTTTTCTTGGAACACCAAATGTATTTAAACTTAGATACAGAACAGGAAAAGATAAACCCATTTCAGGATTAAATAAATTTAAAGTTTGTGCCCTGACTTCATTTTCTGTAAATTATGCACCAGAAGGAAATTGGGCTGCTTATGATGAAGGACAACCAGTTACTTTAACTATGACGATGCAATTTTCAGAACTTGAACCAATTTATAATACTGACTATCAAACAGATATATTCAACACAAGAACTAGTGATTTGGATCAAGTACAAGACGACGATGTAGGTTATTAAAAATGGGATATTTCAAAGAACTACCAAATTTACAATATCTTTCTCGTTTACCGAATTCAAATTCAAATGAGAATTATATTACTGTTAAAAATATTTTTAAAAGAGCAGCAATTAGAAGTGATGTTATAAATGTTATTACTGCTTTTGTTTATTATCAAATTACAGATAATGAAAGACCAGAACAAGTTGCAAATAAAGTTTATGAAAATCCAGAACTAGACTGGATAGTTTTACATACAAATAATATCACAAACGTAAGAGAGCAATGGCCATTAAGTAATCAAGATTTATATAATTATATGCTAGACAAATATGGATCTGATGAAAATATAGCAAATATTCATCATTATGAGACTATTCAAATTTTAGATAATTTTAAAAGACTTATAGTTCCCGCAGGATTAAAAGTTGATTCGAATTTTCAAGTTACATATACAAAAACCGATTATAGTTTAGTAACTACAAATCCCACACAACCAATCACAAATTATGAGTATGAAGTAAAAACAAATGAAGAAAAAAGACAAATTAGATTAATAAGACCCGAGTATCTATCAGTAATGGTAAGCGATTTGAAAAATATTATGAAATATGATCGTTCTTCTAATTACCTTAGTCAATCATCAAAATCAACATATAATCCAAGACTAACTGGGGTATAAAAACCTTACAGACAAAAAAATCCCCCGAATTTTTTTTCGGGGGATAAGGTAATTAAAAGTTGATTTTGAAAATCAACTTTCAGCTAATTTTTGAAAGTATGATAAGGCATCATCATCATCCTCATCTCCATCAACAGAACTAGATTTTGAGGACGAAGTAGTTTTTACTGTGGGTTCAAACTCTTCTTCTTCATCAATAGTTTCTGGATCTTGGTGTTTTGTTGAAGTTTTGGTTCCAAGAACAGAGTCCAAACGCTTCTTCAAATCATCATAAGATTTAAAGTTTTTCTCATCTGTAAATTCATTTAAATCATTAAGTGATTTATAGATGTTTTCTAGTTCATCATCATTATCTAAAAGTGGGCAGGGTTCAGCAAACTCTGACTTATCATAGTTCCAATAACCTTCTACTTTACGAA